CGTAAATGCTCCCCAGTTAGGGGCTATACGTTACCCTGTATCTGTCTCTCAAACGGCAGACCAGGATAGATATCATGTGTTAAGCAAAACCTTAACACGTGATAGAGTCTCAGAAATTTCATGGAAGTTTCTGAGACGGCTGTAGAAGTCAGGATCTATGATCCGCTTCTGCAGGAGCCGGTCACACACATTGACGAGGTGTAGGACCGGTTTCGTCAAGGGGTCCCCCATAAGGACTCCTCGACGAAGGGTTACCACACGGATGTCTTTTGCATCCGTGGGGTCCCCGAGATCTGCTAAAAGGCCAGTGGCCTTGAAGTAGATCTGCCTGGGTTTGTAGCATGTCTCTACTACAATCCCCTGCAATACCCTTGGAATTCCACATTTGGTCATCCAGGGTATTCCCAGATCTTTTCCAACCGTGTGTTGGAGAAGATCGGTTGCCTCGCTGTAGTCGGTTGACGACACAAAGAGGTCTTCGAAGGTGTCTGTCCTTTCGACATACCCCTCGAATGAGGTCTCCTCCCTGTTAAGCAGTGAGAAGACTTCATTCTTCTCCAGCTCGTTCGTGAACGAGTTGAAGAAGTTCCAGCCATGGTTTGATGCACTCATTCCTGACTGGCTGCTCCGGATCCCTTTGGCTAGGGGTTCGGAACAAAGCTTGCTTACAAGATCGAGAACGATCTTGAGGCAGGCACGGGCCTTGGTAACGCTTCTAGCTTTACCAGGTTCCTTCACCACAGTGAGAAAAGCTTTTCTAAGCTCCACCGGTGGTGTATGGAGAACTCGGTCCAAGCAGACCCAGAAGATAAGTTCTCCGATAGTGTCGAAGTCATCCTGGAATTTCCAAGCTTCGACACTTCCTGTGTCCAGGTTCCTCACGGGAATCTGCGACATAGGGTCAACGTTGCCGATCATTTCTTTGATCTGCTCCGTTGTTCCGCCTTCCTTCCGGGTTTTCTCCCAGCAGGCAGCGGACGTGATAGTAACTCGCGACTTTGTCGCGAGTCCTGTCACAGCAGCGATGGGTAAGTCCTTGATGACTTCCTCCACCGCCATTCTCCTCAGGGATCGCTGTGTAGCGGTCTCTGGGGGAGGCTCCGACGAAACGGTCAAAATGAACTTTCGTTTCGATTGGAGAACAACTAGTGGCGGCGGTGTTCCGCAGCCCCTAGTTTGAGACAGTATGCCTGTTATCAACAGGCGTTCGTGTCCCTTGGCTTCGCGAAGGACCTGCCAGGTCCTCCACAGAAGCCGGACCCACTCCTGCCCCTCCGGGGGCGGGCGTGTGTC